TCGACGAAAGCGGCAACAGCGGGCTGAAACACACCGAGGTCGATGAGTTCGTGATGAGCGTGGCCAGCGGCGCCAACCTGGCGAAAGGCGATGCTCGGATGACCTTCCGCCAGCAGCTGATCAACGGCTGGGCACCGACCGGCGGCGGCCGCGGCTCTCAGGTGTGGCTGGCCTGTTGGCTGCGGCTGTTCAACCTGTATCTGAGCGGCACGCCACTGAAGATCTTCAAGACACCAGCCATCACGCCGATGCCCAAGCTGATGTTTTGAGTTACATCAGCTCCAGCTCCAGGCGGGCGATCTCATTGACCGCTGCCTGGAGCATCTCCTGCTGGTGGTAGCACTGCTTGAGGAGCTTGGCAGCTAGCGGGCCGAGATCAGGGTGCCGCTGGATGTCACGGCACTGTTTCTCGATGAGGAACTGTTTTTCAGGCGGTATTTCGACCGCCATCCATTGACCGAAATCCATTGTTCTGGGGCGGACAGCCCCATGATGCCCATGCAATGTCCGAAGTGCAGTTACGACATTCACCGAATCCGCCAGGTGAACAGCCTGGATCCTGAGCGGATTGTGCGCCAGCGGGAGTGCACCGAATGCGGCCATCGCTGGTTCACGGTGGAGCTGCAGGTGACGCCCTATGCGCTGTATTGGCAGCGGGTTGGGCATGGTACGAGCGGCAAGCCGCAGGTGCGTGACGACGCGGTGGTGAAGCTGGCGGTGGAGCTTGGCGTTGAGAAAAGTTAACGCCCTCATTGCCGGCACCGCCGGTGGTGCTGCATACTTAGTGCACCGGGGCCAAGCGCCCCACCCGGCAGCCCAGGGGCTGCATGCAGCATGAGCGTCATCAAGGAGCTGACCATCGTTGGCCGCTTGGTTGAAATCCAGGGCACCGCTGCGGTCGTCACCTTCAAGATGGGCGACATGCCTACCGGCGTTATCCGCGCCGAAGGTCTCAAGAAAATCGAGACCACTGAAAACGGCGCGATGGTCGGCCTGATCCTGCGCAATGCTCGGCTCGACGAGCTGGGCATCTGGGTCGGTACTGCCACTAACCTTCACCGCCTCGGCGCGCCTGCCTGAGCCCTCCGGGGCTCTCCACCTACCTTCATCACCATGACCTCACCTGCTGAAGCCCGCGCCACGTTCGAGCAGCGTCACGCTGAGATGCGCCAGAACGCCGGCGACTGGCTCCTTAAGAACCGCAACGCCCTGCAGCTGATCCAATCCACCCTGGTGGATAAGTGGTACAGCACTGCTGAGCAACTGCACGACGATCCCAACCACAGCGCAGACCTGTGCTGCTTCCTGCAGGAGATCGAGGACGCTGTTGACCTGCTCGGCAGCACTATCGGCGACCTGCGCAGCCAGCGGTTCTGGCCTGAACCTGAAGCCGTCCAACAACTCACTGGAGCCGACTCGTGATCAACCGCATTAACAATGCCATCTGCCTGCTGGTCGTCGCCGCCGTGTTCGCCATGATCGGCCTCGAAGCCAGCGGCCATCACGGCAGCACTCACTCCGGCACTCAGTCCTATGTGGAGGTGCGCAAGTGACGCATCCCATCAATCCCGGCTCAGAGCTTGTGCAGCAGTGGCGGTCTGAGCTTCCTACCGGCACCTTCGACGGTTATTGCTGGCCTCACCGTGAATTTGATTTGTGCGTCCGTGCCGCCCAATGGGGCGCAGACCAAGAGCTGGATGCGTGCTGCGCCATTGCGCGGGTTGATCCAGTTTGCGGCACCAAGCACCAGCGCAACATGCTGGTGCAGCACATCCGCGAGCAACGTCGCCCCAAGCCGCCGAGTGCCAAAGAACAGGCTTTGTTTGCATTGGCAGTTTTGACTTCTGCAGACGAAACCTGCAGCATTGCTGAAATTCAGCAGCACTGGCACTCCATCCGCCGCGCATTGGAGGCGCTGCCCGAATGACCGCACCACGGCGCTTTTACTTCCAGATCAAGTCCGCCAACGTCATCGAGTGCGTGCAGGCGCACAGCCTCACCGAAGCCAAACTGATCGCCGCTGACACCTGGCTGAACTGGTGGTCCGAGCTTGAGTGGCTCAACCCTGAAAACGTCACCGACCCCAACGAACATGCCTGACATTCCCATCGGCACGATGCTGCCGTGGCAGTGGGCCGAGGATGAGCCCACCAGCAAGCACGGCGAAGGCGTCAGCCGGCCGCGGCCCGGTAGCCGCACCCGTGAGTTCAAGGTGATCGTCTACAAGCCCGGCGCACAGCCGCTCACCTGGATCACCCGCGCTGAGACGAAGCGCCACGCAATCCGCTATGCCGAGGCCCGCTGGCCCGGCGCCGAGGTGGAGGTGGCGTGACCGACATCCGCGCCAGAATCAACCAGCTGATCTCTGACAGCGGCACCTACCGCCAGGGTCAGCAGGATGAACGCCACCGGCTGCGCACGTTGATCGACATTCGCATCGACCAGCTGCGCGCCACGGTGGGCATCAAAAACCGCGAGCAGCTCTGCGCTGAGCTGCTCCACCTTCGCCAACACCTCGACCTATGAAGCCGCACCAGCTCGACCAGCGACGCGCCGACATGATGGAGAGCCTCTATCAGCACAGCGGCCGCGACCAGCTGCCATACGGCCACCCGCTGCGCAGCACCTACACCGGCCTATGGGAGGAGTTTGCGCGCGATCTCGCGGCCAACTTCCGGGACACCGACTACGCCGAACTGTTCGCCAAGGTGGTCAAGGCTATGGACGCCACCGAATCGGTCATGACAGAAAAACAGGCGCAGCAGGCCATTGAGGTCTGCCGCCGGCAGCTGCTGGGGGACAAATGGTCATAGCCGCCAAGATCCGTAACCGCACGTTGAACATCCGCGTGACGGACGAGGAAATAGCCATGGCCAGGAAGATCGGCAACGGCAACGCCAGTCATGGCTACCGCCTGGCTATTCGCTGGATGGCCGACCGCTCGATCAGTGGCATCCCGCTCAGCACCATGTTGCGCGCAGCTGCTGAGATGGCCGCCGACCTGGAACGCACACCCAAGAGAGGAGCACCTGGACGTGGATGACATGGTGAATAGCCCGCCGCATTACCGGCAGGGCGAAATCGAATGCATCGACGCAATCCGCGCAGCATTGACGCCAGAGGAGTTTCGCGGCTACTGCAAAGGCAATGCCTTGAAATACATCTGGCGCGAGCAGCACAAAGGCGGCGCCGAGTCGCTGTTGAAGGCTGCCTGGTACCTTGCCAAACTGGAGCAATGTTCTACCTCCCAGGACTAACCCTGATCGAGCGGCTGGCGCTGCGGATCCTGTGCCGCAGCCCACGCACCAGCTTGGTGGTGGTGAAGGAGCGCGACTTCCCTGCGGTATTTGTCGCCGCTGATCCGCGCGACGCGGTGGCTGATTTCGTTACCGATGGCCAGCCAGAGCCAGCGTCGATGCAGCTGGAGCGGATCTTCCACCAGCCTGCCTACGGCGAGGAAGAATGATCAGTCTGTACGCCGGCCGACTGTTGCTGGTGTGCAGCCGAGCTGATCGAACCTGGCACGCGCGTGTGGTGCTTGGCCCGCGGGCTGAGCACCAGCTGGAGGCTGATACCGGCACGGTGCAGCTGCAGGAGGCGCTGCTGCGGGCGCAGTCGATCTTCAGGGCCGCGGTGGTGCAGCTGCGGCCAGAGCCCAACCGGATGTGCTGGGATTGCCTGCAGTGGGACATGCGCGTGCAGAGCTGCGCGCTGAACCTGCCAGAGGCGAAGCGCAGTGGCGGGCGATACGCGCCACGGTGCGAGATGTTCGAGCCGGCAATCCGCTCGGCAGACTGAGGGTAATGGCAGGCGAGACGATGTTCGGCCCCGAGGTGATCAGCCGCACCGACCGCGATGGCGGCTACATCGAGGTGCTGCTGCCGGCCGAGAAGGGCGAGGTGTATTACCGCAGCTGCGTTGGTGGCGTCTGCCGGTACTCGAGCGATCTGTTCCAGGCTGAGATCTACCTGAACCAGATGCTGCGGCCATGAAGTACCCGCCGGTCGTGATCTTCGGCCTGACCTGGCTAGGCGGCATGCTGCTCGCCACCATCTGGTTGACGATGTTCTGATTCGCCGGTGATCCAGCGGGCGATGGCCCATTCACCGAGCGCGGACCAGAACGGCTGCTGGCGGTACCAGTCCACCCATGGCTTGTGGCCTTTCTGGCTGTTGCACATCAGGCAGCAGCTGACCAGGTTCTCGCGGACGGTGAGGCCACCATGGACCTTGGGCACCACATGGTCGAGGGTGGGGCTGCGGCCGAGCGGATCGCCACAGTAGGCGCACTGGTAGTTCCAGGCGAGGTGGATTTGATCGCGTGCGGTGCGCCGGGTGACCAAGCGCGTCTCGTCAATGTGGGTTTGATCCACTGAGATCCGGCGGCAGGGGGACTGCGGTCACCTCGATGTCGAGGATGTCTTCATCGGAGGGGATGAACTCAGCCAGGTGTGCGTAGATGTCAGCTGGCAGGTCGTCGGGGTCGGTGTCGGATCGAATGATGAGCTTGGCGGAGATCTCTAGGTAGAACGCCCGCATGGGCTGGCCGCCGCTTGGCTCACGGTAGCGACCGCAACCTGAGTTGAGAAATACAACGCCCCATCCCCCGATAGCACCGCCGGTAGTGCATACTTAGTGCATCGACCTCCACCCACTCCGATGACCGCCACGAACTTCACCGTCCTGATCCCTGCCCACGCTGACTACATCTGGAACATCCTGAACGCCGACAACACCGTCAGCACCGACACCTACGCCTGGGTGGCCGCCGATCTCGAGAACGCTGAGACCTGCGCTGAGGAGTATCGCTTCGCCGAGGCAGCCGGCCATGTGATGTCTGCAGCTCGCCAAGTGTTCGGCATCTACTCCGCCCAATACGCCGACATGGCCGCCTTCTACGCCTGATCCTCGCCGGGCCGCTCCGGCGGCCCACCTCACCTCTCTCCACCGATGACCTACTCCACCATCACCGCCGGCCTCCAGCAGCTGGCCGCCAGCTTCAGCCCTGATGGCCGCAAGTGCAACGTCGAGCGCTGGCAAGACCTCATCCGCGTGCTCCACGATGAGGAGCTGCCGAATGACTGGCGCTACGAGACCACCTGCGCCATCGCCAACAGCCTTCTGGAGTGCGCCGAGGAAGCTCCCGATACCACCTGGACCGCCATCGAGTTCCAGGACGTTGCCGGTGAAGTTGCTGACCGCCTGGCTGACATTTACAACAGCCGGCTGCTCGCCTGGGTGGCTGAGGTGCCCAGCCGCGCCGCGTTCACCGACCCCGACCACTGGTCATTTGACGACGCCGCTGACATCATCGAGCGCGTGCGTGCCCGCCAGTATGAGGTCATCGAGGAGATGGCCTGGCACCTGATCAGCTACCTCGACGAGAACCTCTCCGAATGACCTACATCCTCCGCATCGGCCCGTGGCACATCGGGCCGTTCGATACCCATGTCGGCGCTCAGGTGTTTGCCGAGCGCCACGGCTGCGACGACTACACGCTGATCCCCCTGGACGATCCAGCGGAAGCGCCAGGCAAGATCCACCGCATGCGAATGGCGCCTCTAAAGCACCCGATGGCCCGGTAGCGGCGCATAATTGGTGCTGCCGTTAAAAGCACGTGCCTTCCAACAGCGCCGAGTATCAGCGCACGTATTACGAGCGTAATCGGGAGCGAGTGATCGCCCAAGCGGCACTTTGCAACAAGCGGAAAC